GATTGGCTTCCTACCACCCATAAAAACTAATAGTTAACTTCGAGCTGATCTACATTCAACGTTTAATAAAAATAGTGGCAAAGACAGACTGAAGCTGAGCTAAAATTTTTCGAGTCAAATTTCATCTAATGACGTAACAGAGGGGAAGGGAAAAATATAATTTTGATGAGAAGCATACTAACAGGAACCACCATTATTTAAGTTTAGAATATTACTTAAAATGTTAATAAATCTAAAACCATAAGTAAAGTTAATGCAGTTATTTCAAAATTAAGAGATTGCAATGACAATAAATGTTTACAAACAAATATAGATGATTTTATAAAAAATCTAGACCGTAACGATCAAAATAATTTAGGAGGAAGTCTTAATAAATTAACTAAGCTTTTAGAATCTATAATAAATACAAAAATTGATAAGTTTAATGTAGGTGCCAAATTTGAAGCTAACGCTACTAATTTAAACAATTTAAATAATGCATTATCACAATGCAATGGAAACCAATCTTGCATTGGTAAACTGCAAACAAAAATTAATAAAATTAAAAAAGAAAATTCTAAATTGCAAAAAGATATAGATAATCTTACTAAGAAAATATTAGATGACATTAAAGAAGTTGATGCTTTAATGAAAAAATTATTTAATATAAGAAAGTTTAATGCTGTTCTTAAATTTAAGAACCTATAAAAGAAACTTTTTGACTATCTAAATTTGCTATTAAATATATTAAATTTGAATTAATTATAGGTAAGGTAATGCTTTCGCCTGCAACTAATTCATATCCATTTGATATTGTCAATGAATTTGAATTGCCAATGTAAATATTTCCATTGTTTGAATTACTTGCTTTTATATTAATTGAATTTTCAATTATATTTGAAGAAAGTTGTACAACTGATAATCCAACTGTTATTTGGTCTGTTATAAAATAACTTTGTATTGCTTGTTCATTACATATAACAACTGGTATAGAGTCAGATGCTAATTTTTGACCTCGGGAACTTTCAAATGTTGTCAAAGAATTACCAGAATCACCACCTGTATTAACTATAGCCATGTTTCCAGTGGTATCACTAACTACCACAGAAATGTTATTTTGACCCAAAGTTAAATCAGCCATAATATTCTCCCATTAATATAATTTAATTGTATGTATTATTTATTAAACATATTTGGATAAACTTTTACTGCTCTTTCAATTGCTTTTTGAATAATATCTTCAGCCATTTCATCTTTTCTAAAGAAAGAAATTACTTCATTTACATCATATTTTATTTCATGAAATGCAATTAAAAAATTATAAACTCTATCTGTATTATCAAGTTTAAAAGTAATAGGTTTTCCTCTTACGAATCTATGCATCCATTTTAATCTTGGATTACAAATTACTTTACCGCCATTCATTCTAACTTTCTCATGAATATAACCTTCTTCTCCAGCAAAACCCTCAAAATTAGAAGAGAATTTTGGCCAATGTTCTTTTTTCATTAGCATAAATGCAGCCCCATGCATTACGACTTCTTTCATTGTTCCTTTAGCAATTTCATCATCTACTCCCCATGTTCCATAAAATGCTCCACGCCATTTTGGATCTAAATGAGTAGCTATAATATTACCTCTTTCATTTATCAAAGGGCCTACCCACATATCTTTTTTTATTAAATCATAAAAAATACCATCAAAAATATTATCAACTGCATTTTCGCATAATAAAACATGACTATCTAGCAATAATACATATTCACCTTCTGCATAATGAAAAACATTATTCTTAGCTCTTGCTGGTCCTTTATTTACAGAAGCATGAACATATCTTGCTCCTGATATATCACATAATCCTTGAAGGCCTTCTGTTTTATTAGGTAAATCATCAATTACTAATATTTCAATATCTTTTTCATGTTTATTGTGATAAAGCTTTAAAGCTCCAATTGTAAAAAATGCTCCTTCTACATCATCGTAGCAAGCAAATCCTATTGTTAATTTTTTACTCAAATTTTCTCCTTTTTATCTATTATATTTTAGTTCTAACAATAAATAAATTATGATGAAAAATTACAAACAATATAAACAAGAAGTTTTTTCTGATCTTTTTGATAATGTTAAAGATATAAATCAAGAAGATTTAGAAGGCTTTACTTCTATTTGCAAAGAATATTTTTCAAATATTTTAAAAGAAAACAATAATATTATAACAGAATCAATTGAGCACACAAGATATTCTGTAGAAATAAATTATCGTACAAATAAAGAAGATGCATTAAGTGGATTTGCAAAAATTTCACTTGGATATGTAAGTGCTGCTTTAAAAAGAGAAGGATATCATGTTAAATTAATATTTGATGAAGAACCATATAGAATAATTGTAAGTGCAAGAAACTGGGATGATGGAGGCTGGTGTGGACTAATAAGTTACAATCATAAAATTGATATGTTTGTACTAAGCAAAGGTTTCTATAATAAAAGTAAAAAAACTGTTTCTGTAACTAGCAATGAAAAAATTAGCGGAGAAATAAATGCTTCTAGTATGACTAAAAGTTTAAAAAGCATAATGGATGATTTAAAAAATAAAAAAGACATGCATAAAGAAAAACTAAAAGGTATTAATTTAAAAAGAGGGCCAAAAAATTGAAGAAATCTGCTGGTATATTTTTTACAAATGGAGAAAGTTTCTTAATTTTATTGAAAAATTCAAGAAATAAAATTTGGAGCATACCAGGAGGAAAAGAAGAAAATAAAGAAAGCAGCTGGGATACAGCTTGCAGAGAAACCAAGGAAGAAATTGGATTTCTTCCTAAAGGCATAGAAATTGGAAAGTTTCCTGATTTTACCAAAAACAGGTATTTTGTTACATATGTAATGTTAGTTAAAAATAAATTTCACTGTACTCTAAGCGAAGAGCATTTAGATTACAATTGGATAAACTTCAATGAAGTTGAATATTACAATCTTCACGAAAGATTATATAAGAAAATAAATTTATTTAAAAATTATATTTTAACAAAATTTGAAATTTCAAAACACAAATTTAATTAATAACAATTTCAATGCTTCCAGAAGGATTTTCATTTAACAATATATCTTTTTTTTCATCTGGATCATCAATTAAATTATTTTTTGAATCATTAATTGGAACATTAGAACTTGTTTGCACATGTTCAATTTTACCAGCGGATTTAACAATATCAGGCTGATCTAAAATTAATTTATTTTCATTCATAGGTTTTTCTTCTCCATTATCAATAACTTGAATTAGTTTTAATTCATTTGTTTTTACTAATCTAAGGAAATAACTATCTCCTTTAAAAATCTTATGAGGACCAACAAATTTTTTGTTATCCATATTTAATTTTGGCAACATTAAATCTGCATTCGTATTGTTCTCATATATATAAACTCCTTTTCCACTAAAATCATTTTTTTTATTTTTCATTTTTTCCTTTAAGCAATATTTTTATATAACAATTTATTATAATAACATTAAGTATTTTTTAAAGGATAATTATATGAATATTTCAAATTGGTATGATGTTTACCCAAAAGGTACAATGCAAGGCGATATAGAAGAAAAATTATTTAAAAGTTTAGCAAGAAATAAAAAGTGGAAATGGAGAAGCGTATCTGCTATAGCAAAAGAAGCTGGAATTTCAGAAGAAGAAGTAGAAAAAATTCTTGATAAGTATTACAAGCTTAATATGGTTTTTCAAAATCCTAGTTCTGATACTCAATGGGCTTATTGGACTAATGTACCAGATTTAATAAATAAGCCAATTGAATCCATTTTAAGTCATGATCATAAACTTAGATTAAAAGGAATACAAGATTTTATAGTAATTAATGTTGAAAATAAAGATGATTTTGAAGATGAATATTCAAATGTTATTTTTTAAATAAAAAAAACTTGCACTTAACATGCAAGTTTTTTAAATGTAAAATTTCAATGTTAAGATTCGGTGTCATTGAATTGAGAATAATTAAATTTCTTAACATCAATACCAGTATCTTTAACTGTCGAACCCATTTTTTGTATAGCATCAGATGCTATAGGAGTAAAATAACTAGCAGGATAATGTGCTCTTACATACCCTTGAGGATAAGCCCAATGAGCAATACCAGCCCTAGATGTTTTTTCTGCTAAAAGGGGATTACTTCTGTGAACCCATTCTTCAAATGTTAACATTTTTACCTCTTCTTTAAAAAATTTATCTTTTAGTTTTATAAGGTTTTAATTATACTAAAAGATTATAGTTATAAAATAAACTATTGTTTCTAATCTATTTATAGTTTTGTTTTAAATTTTTATTAAATAAAATGTCAAAAGAACAAATTATTCTTGTGCCTAAAACAATTGAAAATAATTCATTTTTCATTAAAAACAAGCTTTTTATTTGTTTTTGCTGCGATATAAGTTACAAGCCAACATATTTTTGTACTAAAAAAAATAAATGTGAATTTTGTACATTTAATAATTTTTCCAAAAAAAACACTATAGTTTTTACTATAAAACAATTTTTAACCATACTTAAAATTAATAAAGCCTTTTTTTACAATTCGATTATAATAATTTTAAATAAATACAAATTTATAACTGTAAACTGGGAAACTTTAATGTTTTTCATAAATACAAAAAATATAAATGATGATAAATTATTTAAGCATTATTTAAACTTTTTTTTTGAAGAATTGTTTCAATTTTTAAACATTGAAAAAATATTAAACTTTAAAAAAGATTTATTTGTTAAAACTTATGTAAATGCTATTTGTTCTTTTAAAGAAAAAAACAAAAGACCTTTGGGAAAAGTAGTGTTAATTCCATTTTTTAACAATAAAATATTTAAATCCTTAAACAAAAGAGAAGTTATAAATTCTAAAAATATTATTGTGTAAAATAAATAATTGTCTATAATTGAATATAACCTTTTTTTAGGAGTATCGTTATGAAGACTTGTGTTAAAGATACGATTAAGTTTCAAGTTCGCAAAACAACTGTTAAGGGCAAAGAATACTACGAAGCAATTGCCACAATTAGCGGTTTAACGCCAACGAAAATTAGGAAAAAAGATACAAACTGTACTCTTTATGAAAACAAAAGTGCTATTGTATCAGCATGTAATGCTAGAGCTAATAAATTAAGCTGTAAAAGCTTCATTGTTTTGCCAAAAGAACCAACTGTATAAATTTTAAAATTATTTAAAAGAGCAATTATTTAAAATAATTGCTCTTTTTTATTTGATTGACAATAAATACTACATGCAGAAGTTTAATAAAAAAAGAAATAAAAAAAGAATTGCTCCTTCGTTACCTGTACCACCTTCACCTCAAGGATGTGGATGTGGAGGCGATAGCGAACAAAGAAAAAACATTATTAGAAAAGTAGTTAATAAAAGAATTAAAAGAAATAAATAAATTACTTTAGAAAGATAAAAATGTGTGGATGCAATAACAACAATAACTCAAGATTAAAAAACTTCAACACATCTCCTACTAAAAATAAAGTTATATCTAGTAAAATTAGCAGAGCTAATATTTATAGTGAGTTACATAAAAAAGCCGATCAAAAAACTCCTTTGCCAGCAAATCAAAACAAATTGAGTAAAAATGCAGAAATAATACGAAAAGCATTGTCGGAAAAAAATTTAAATAAAAATAATAATAAAAAAGATAATAAAAAATTCTTTATTTGATATATAAGGTAAACCTTTTTAGGAGAAACTATGCTTAATTACAATAAATGGAAAAAGTTAAACGAAAACATGCTATCTTTCAACCTTGGACTTTCCAATCCTCAGAACATGGGAGTTATGATGGATAAGAAAATGGAATCTTACATGGAAGATGAAGAAGATATCGAAGATGATGATGAAGATGATGAAGATGATGAAGATATCGAAGATGATGAAGATGATGAAGATGAAGAAGACGATGAAGACGATGAAGATTACGATGATGACGATGAAGACGATGATGATGATGATGAAGATGATGAAGATTACGATGATGACGATGAAGACCATGACGATGAAGACCATGACGATGAAGACCATGACGATGAAGACCATGATGAAGAAGGTGACATGGGCATAGAAGTAGAAAATATGCCAAAAGACAAAGAATCTCGTTCAATGAAATACATGAAAAAAGATTCTTCTGGATGTGGTTCTTATATGTCAGCTGAAAATATGCCAAAAGAATCTGGTTCAATGAAATACATGAAACACATGAAACGCATGAACAAGGATTCTTCTGACAACGAATCTGGCTCAATGAAACACATGAAAAAGTATTCGTCTGGATGTGGTTCTTATATGGCAGCTGAAAATACTATTCCAAAGCATATTCCTACCATGAAAGATTGGCAAAAAAGTGTTGCTAATATGCTTGATAATTCTTGTGTAACTAAGAAAAATTTTGATGGTATGGTAAACGAATCAAAAAAAATCAAAAAATCAAAAAAGAATTTTGGTAAAAAAACAAAAAAGCATTTTACTGAAAAAGGTAATGTAAATTACTCAAAAAAAGTAAATGAAAATTCAGATGGTATGTTGATGCAGCAATTGCAAAGAACACAACAAGAAATGGATGTGTTATTTAGTAAATTAAAGGATGAAAAAATACCAAGAATCCTTATAGATACTATGTCTGATATAGCTGAAAAATCTCATGTTATTGCTGATATTATTGGTAAAATGAACCCAGCAGATGTTCAAAGCTTTTATAGTCAACGAAACAATAATTAATTGTAATGCTTAAAACATTACATTAAGTTTTAAAAAGCAGTCCTACAAGACTGCTTTTTTTATTTTACTATTGTTTTTTTTAGTTTTATAAATTAAAAGAAATTCATGAAAACAAAAGAAGCATTTTTAAAATATTTAGATTTTGGTTACCAACCAATTTTATTACATCAAAATACCAAAATGCCAATATTTTATGGATGGCAAAATAAATACAATCATAAAAACTATTGCGACTTATTAAATTCTAATAAAAAATACAATATTGGATTTTTACTTGGAAACATCGTTGATATAGAAGGAGATACAGAAGAAGCCAATGAGATACTTAATAATTATTTTTTAGCAATTAATCATCCTATTTACAAAAGTAAAAAATCTTTTCATCATTTGTTTAAAAACACTCACATAAATATATCAAGAATTCAAATTAAAAACTTTGAAATAAGAGGATTTAATCATCAATCTGTAGTTCCTCCTAGTAATGTAGATTCAAATGAAGATTATATTTGGATAGAAGATTTAATTCCAGTCAAAGAATTACCTGAGATACCAACAGACTTTATTAAAAACTTTAATATTTTATCACTTGTAAAAAAAAGAAAACAATTAACAAAAAGTAAAAACAAGTCTGCTATTTGGTGCAGCAATTGCAGAAATAAATTCCACTTAAATGGTGATTTTTTAATTTTACAATTAAAAAAATTAAAATCATTAAATCAAAAATGGTCATGTAAATCTTGTAATGTTTGATTAATGTTTAATGTATGTTTCAATATCATTAACTAATGATTCAGGTAAGAAGTTATAAGTGAAATATAAATACTTCTTCAAAGAACTTTTATTATTATTGTTCAAACAATTAACTAAATCAAAATAGTCATAACCAAAAACATCAACATTATCACCGTTAATATTATAAAATTTTAAATAATCTTCATTTAATACAAATTCATAACAAAAACTTAAAATGCCATGTACAAACTTAGCAATATTAATATATTCTGGTGCGAGCCAGAAATTACTGGTAAAGTAATATGTTATTTCATTAGAATATTTAGAATAATCACCAGCATAAAAGAATTTTTTTCTTACAAACTCATTCATGTCATCTTCAAAAAAAGTTAAAGGAACTGTTAAAAACAAGTCTACTAGCTTGACAAAAACTTTAACTAATCTATTATCTAAAAATAAATTATCTGCTATAGTAATTCCATTTAACGCAGGAAGAATATTAGTATAATAATCCATAGAATTCTTAGAATTCATATCATAAACATTTTTAACTTTCAAAAAATTCTTCAAATTCTCTTTGTATTCGATAACAAAATTAGAATCTGGTATTTCAATAAATTTAGAAAACGATAAATTTGCGTTGACTATATTAAGAGTGTTTTGAATAGAATTAAAATTATCACATATTTTTTTAATGAAATCGTATTCGCTATTAGATTCAAACTTTAAATTAAAAGAATATTCATCAAATGTAAAATTAGGCAAATCTAATACTTTATTATTAGTTTTCTTGTTTATCTGGCCTAATATGTCATTAACTTTAACAAAGGAATTATTTTGATTCACAAAAAACTTAGAATTTGTGCCAATTATCAAATTTTTCTCCCGTATTTAGTAAAAAATATGTATATTATTATAACAATAATAACTTTGATAAATAAATAAAAATATGGAAGAATATAAAAATTTACAAGGAATTTTAAAATACTATTACTCTGGGGGCTTTGACAATCAAGATCCGTTGCTATCTATTGGTGGCGAAATAAGTAATAGTATTATTAATATAAACGAAGAAAACATATTTAATAATATAAGTCAAGATCTTTACAAAAAAGGATTAATTGATTATAGATGCTTATATTTAAGAAACATTTCTAATAAAAGAATTCATAAATTATCTTTGTTTTTAGATGACTTCTTCAAAGGAGCCACCTTTAATTTAGGATTTAATTTAAAGAATGAAATTCAGACAATAACAATAAGCGGTGGAAACTTTATTAATAATCAATATATAATTTTTTCTTACGATGAACACAAGTTTAAAGTAAAATACAATAGAAATATTAATATTTTTAAATCTAATTTTCAAACATCTATTAGGAAAATATATACATTAAAAGATGTTATTGTAGAAGGAGTGCATGCTGGCGGAAATAATGTTTTAAATATTAAGTTTGTTGGGTATGCTGGTTATAAACAACATCAGCTTATAAAAGTACATAGTTTCAATTTAACACCAAGTCCGATGATTTATATAGTGAGAAAACAAGTTGGTAGCCCGATAAACTTCATTGAAAATAAAATAAATAATGTTTATTTAGAACCATCAAATGTTAATTTTTTAAATTTAAATGACAAAATAGAATTTGGATTATTAGAAATAGGTGATTTTTTACCAATATGGTTGCGTAGAGAAGTATTCTCTGGTATTATTCCTATAGAAGACGATGGGTGTAGTATTTTAACCAAAGCCCTTATTGAATTCAAAAAACTATGATATTTAAAAAATTCTATTTAATTGTATTATTTATTTTTTTCATTCTACCACAAGTTTATATGGCACTTCAACTATCAGACGAAGAAAAAAAGTTTACAGAAGTTTATGAAAACTACATTAAACTTAAGAATAATTTTGACGATAAGAAATTTTGGAATGATACAGAGATATACAAAGGTAAGGAAAAAATAAAATATGATGAATTCGATGAAATAAAAAAGATTATAATAAAACAAGTTATTTGCAAGACTTGTAAAAATTCATTGGATAAAACCATACAAGAGATTGAAAAAGAAAATAAAAATTTTAAAGAATTGCTAGTAAAACTTAAAGATGCGTCAGTTTATTTAGAAAAAATGAGTAAAAAATTAAAAATTGATCTTTATGAATTAAAGCCAGATTGGTTTACTGATCTTGATAAAGAAGTATTTTTAGAAATAAAAAAATGAATAAATGTTTTTTTGACAAAACTGAATGTTTAGAAATTAAAGACATATCATTGCATGTTATTGTCGAGGGTGAAGGAAAATTACAAAATTGCTGTAGTAAATGCTTGTTTAAAATGCAGGACTCTTTTAATACCGAAAATGAAATTCCATCAGCTTTAGATGAAATTGAAAATAACCCAGAAAAAAAATGTTCATCTTGTAACTCAACATTAAATGAAATGTTTAAAAGTGCAAGAGTTGGATGTCCGCTATGTTATTCCTTTTTCCAAAAAGAATTATCAACTTTAATTTATTATTATCAAAAATCTATTTTGCACGAAGGTAAAAAACCAAAAGAAAAACATAAATCTGTTTTATTGCATTGTGTATTAAAAGATTTAGAGGAAAAATTAAAAACATCTTCTGAAGAAGAAAAAGAAAAAATATTAAGTTTAATAAAAAAATTAAATTAAGAAAATTTATTAAATAATATTTCTTTTTCCTTTAAAAGTCTATTTAAGTTATTTTTATTCTTTATCATACCAATTAAATCACATAAATTAGTAATTTCTTCTCTGATAGTTTCTATGTTTTTAATGTCAACCCATTCAGAAAAACTTTCTGGGTTGATAATTCCCATTCCTTGCCAAAATCTTGAAGATCCTTGTTTTTCTAATAATTCTTCTAAATTTTTAACAGTCATTGAATTTTGTTTAAACACTTCTCTGTAATCATTAGCATTCATTACTGCTTCAGGATCTATCTTTCTTTTAGATGAAAGAACTAAAGCTGCAACACCAACGGCAAAAGGACATGCCATGCTAGATCCACTCATGTACGCATATGTATTTTTTGGAACACAACTGTAAATCTTTACTCCAGGTGCAACAAAATCTAAATTAGGGCCAGTACAACTAAAGCTTGCCCTAAGACAGTTTTCATCAACTGCACCAATTGAAATACACTCAGTGTAAGCAGCTGGATAAAGCAACTGTTCTGTATTACCAGCATTGCCAGCAGCAACAAAGCAAATTGTGTTGTTTTCAGCTGCTTCTTCTATAGCAACTCTAATCTCTTCAACTGGATCTCTTGTGCCTAAAGACATACAAATTATGTCTGCCTTTTGAGATACAGCATAATTGATACCATCTAAAACTGCCTTCATATCTCCTGCACCATAGTTATTCAATACCTTGATTGGTAAAATTTTAGCTTGTGGTGCTATTCCAACAATTCCTAAATCATTATTTTTTGCTGCTATTATTCCAGCTACATGAGTTCCATGTGAAGCATAATCCTGTGGGGGCAGATCTTTTTCTACAAAATTAGTGCCTTCTAATAAATTTTCTTTTAAATCACTATGATTAAAATCTACACCTGTATCTAAGACAGCAATTTTTACATTTTCTCCTTGAGAAAACTTCCAAATTTCAGGTATGTGAAAATTAGTTATTTGCCATCCTAATGCTTGAGATGATGATTGAAAAGATAATATATTTTCTTTTGTATAAGGAAGTAAATTACATTGTATGTTTTTTAAATAATCATTATTTTTCATAAAACCTCAAAAATATTGTTTCTTTTAAATATATATTACTAGTTAAGAATTATTAATATAATAAATAAAATGTGTGAAAATGATACAATAGAAAATCGTTCTACTTTCACAGAACTAAATCCTGGTTCTGGCGGAAGCATAATGGATGAAACTAAAATAATTTATCCTATAGGTCCAGGTTCTACAGAATTAAGACATAGGGCAAGAATTGTTATTGGTGGTGAAAATTTAGAACAATTAGCTAGTATAACAGATCAAAACCCAGAAGGCTGTGAATATGCACTTATCACTAGAGCTATACCTTATGTAAATAATATTTACCCAATTTTCAACAGTGTTTCTAATGTTGTGCTAGATAACACAAACATTTTAACTTATACCGTAACTACAGGAAAAACTTTCAGCCTTACTGGATTTAGCGTAAGTGGTGATTTGCCAGTTAGATACAAATTAACAATACAAGACTATTCTTTAGAAAACACTTATTTTACTTATAGAACAAACGCTTCCAATCTTAACGGCATGGTAAACTTTAATATTCCAATAGGAAATATATTAGAAGGATATGTTGTAAGAATAATTGGAACTTTAATTTCAGCCTACAATGGAAGTCCTCCTGCTGCAAATTATGAAGCAACTATTTTAGGATTTGAAACTGCTGATAATTAACTACTTTAATAAAAAAATATCAATTATATTCAATATAAAAAATTTAATTGTTAAAAAATCATTTATATATTTAAGCATATTTTTCAATGTAATATAATACATAATATTAAATATTATATTTAAAAGTAGGAATAATATGCCTGATATAAATACTGGTTTAGGCGTTACAATATTCGGGGATGGCTACACTGGAGGTGCTGGGCAAGCTGATTTAGTAGCTGTTGTTATTAATAACGCTTTAAAAGTTGATAATAGTAGCGTTATTCAACCAGTATCAGGAACTATATTTTCAAGCAATTTAACTACAGATAATACTAAAGTTGTAAGTGAATATGGAGAAGTAAATTCTGTTGCTCCTTACTCAAGTGGCGATATTTATTACACCCTAGCTCCTTCTACAACATTTTATTTAAAAGGTATTATGGCAAGCTCTTCTGGAGGCCCATGTAAGGTAGTTGTTGATTATGGAGTATTAGATGCAGGAAATATTATTGATGCAACTACTATCGCTACAGGATTTTACTCAAGTGCAGTTCCGTATATTTTAATGGAATTTGTTCAAGCAGAAATAATAACATCTACATTAGACCCTTATGGTGTTAGAGTTAGAATAATAAATAACAATCCTAACCCTCAAAATGTTTACGCAAAAATAATGGGACAAAAAAATTAATAATAACAACAATATTGTTTTTTTAAATAAATAAATCATGCATATTATTCAATACCTTCTTAACTTGCCTTTTAAAAATAACCTTTACAAAGGCGAAGGAAATTTAGTAGTATTAGCAGAAGCAGATGTTAAACTTGTATTGTATCATTTTAAATCAATACTAAAATTTAAACCCAATGATATTGGATATGATATAAATGGCACTGAATGGAAAATAATCAGTGTTTATTATGATAATAATTCTTATTCTTATGAAGCTTTCAATGGAACAAAAGTTGTAATTTTTGATAATTTTGATCTTTATAATGCTTCTGAAATAAATGATATTTATCAAAACAATCTTGATTCTAAAATAGAATCAATTGTAAATAAGATTAAACAAATAGAATCATGTGTTCCTAATGCTGATTTAGTAAAATCAACAGTCC